AAGTAGAGCTGGAAATCAAGGCACAAACGATATTACTACAGGCTCTAATAATACCATGATTGGTAAAGAGGCAAGAGGTAGTGCGAATAGTGCATCTAATCAAACTGTTATAGGTGCTTCTGCGATTGGTGCAGGAGATAATTCAGTCGTTCTCGGTAATTCAGATGTAACTGCTATCCTATGTGCATCGGATGGGGAAGCTCAAGTTTATGCAAGTGCAATTAGGTTTCCAGCGACACAAGTTGGAAATAGTAATGCCAATGCTTTAGATGATTACGAGGAAGGACTATACACACCATCTATTACTGGTTCAAGTTCAGGCAATTATGTGTTGAATACTTCTTATGATAGAGCTTCTTACACTAAGATAGGTAGACAAGTAACTATGACTGGTGAAATTAGAGTAGCTTCAGATAATAGTGCTTCAGGAACAATTAGAGTTTCTATTCCTTTTGCAGTCGCTCAATTAACAGATACTGCCGGAGTCTCAATATCTAATATATTTGTTTCTGGGCATGGGGATGCTGATATTGATAGCAATAAACTTTTAATATATCTTGATGAAGGAACTCAATATTTTACCATATTTGAAGTAAATGATGATGATAGTACAGTTGTATTGACAGATTCTCATTTTGATACTGCATTTAACTTAACATTTACATTTACATATTTTACATCTTAATTGGATAATTAATAAGGAACAATAAAATGGCTTTAACAAAAGAAACAACAGAAGATTATGAAATTCGTGGAGAGTTTAAAACAATTCAAAAACGAACAAGAATTGCAATAATGGAAGATGGTGCAGAAATCTCATATAAGTACCATAGAACAACATTTATGTGCGATGCTGATGTAAGTGCAGAGTCCGATGAATTAAAGGCACTAGCTGGTGCTTTATGGACTGACGAGATAAAGGCATCATACGAAGATAGTAAAGTTTAATTAACAAGGAGTCAATAATGGCAAAAAAAGAAAAGAAGCCAGTCCTGAATCTTGATGACAAAGAATACGTTATTGAGGATATGACTGATGAGCAAAAGATGATGGTAAATCATATTAACGACATTCAGAACAAACAGAACAGCAATCAGTTTATGGCTGACCAATTATCTGTAGGTAAAGAAGCGTTCATTAATATGTTAAGAGAATCATTAGCTAAGCCTGAAGAGGTAGAAGCAGAGTAATGATTGTAAGGAGATGCGCCCAAGGTCATGATGTTGTAATTCATAAGAACACTAAGCCTAGTATGGTTAAGAAAGTTCAAATGGCAGATGAATCCTTAGTAACTATTACCTATCCTAATTCTAAAGATTATTTTGTTTTAGTTGATGGGGTAATAGAAAAAAGGACTGACTCATTTCAAACTGCTGAAGAGTTTTATTTGGATGAGTGCGAGAAAAAACACAATCAGACTAATGGGCGTATTGACTTAGTTCAACATAAATTAGTAAACAATAAGGTGGTAAATAGATGAACAACCCACTAGCTAAACTAGTATCTTGGCAATTAAAAACAGGACAACTTGATGGGTGGACTGCATACCATATTGGTGCTGGTGCATTTTTTTGTAAGGTATTTCAATGGCTTAATTTTAGCGATTTTTGGTGTGTTTTTCTTGTATTCATAGTAGGTGTAGCTTGGGAGATTTTCGAGTGGATAATAGAGGATTACAAGCCCTATGGAACAAAAAAACGATGGGCATATAATACCGCATCTGACTTATTTGTAGAAACTGCTATGGCATTATGGATGGTAATATGAAAAGAAGATTTAAATTAAAAACAAAGGAAAAAGAAAGTGTTAATACGAGTTATGGGATTAGGGTTAAGTATATTTATGTTAAGTAGTTGTAGTAATGGGTGGTCGGTAGGAAATATGAATCCAACTCCTGAAGATTCTATGTATACTTTTGTCGAGGTGGTTAGTGAAGATTCTATAAGTCATTTTTATAATGACCATATCAGGTTCAATAGGGATATGTGGTGTTTTAGTTGCTCAAGGTGGGAAATAGTTAAGAAACGATGAGTGAGGAAGTTAAAACTGCAAGGTCTTACAGAAGTAGTGTTGTCGATGATAATGCTATTGTCAGTATCAATCTTAAATGGCTTGGGCAACTTTGTGTATTGGCTTCAGTCTTGGGGTGGACAGGATATAAATTACTCGATAGGTTGGAAGAGGTTGAGAAAAAGATTGATGAGCAGCATATACAGATTGGAGACCTACTTAATAAACAGATTCTTGAAGAACAAATAAGAAGACAAGAATTAGAAGAAAAAATAAATTTCTATGAAAAAGAGTTTAATATCAATCCTTTAAGCTGGGGTAAAAAGAGGAAGAAGAAATAAATGGACATGATGGCAATATATGGAGAAGCTGGGATGATAGGCGTGTGTGGAGCATTACTTGTTTATCTTGTTATGAGCCTCTCTAAAAAATCAGAAAAACAACAAGAGTCTTTGAAAAATCTAGAGGTAGAAAACAAAGGACAATCTGAAAACATAGCCAATTCAGAATCTATCTTGCTAAAATTAATTAGCAGATGGAATGAATCAGACGCTGTAAGAGATAGAAGGTATGAGCAAACGATGGAAGCTATATCTGATTTAGAAAAACAACTATCAAGAATGGACGGAATTATGTCTAGAATGAATGGAAATGGAAGGCACTAATGGACAATCAAGACTACAGGACAACTTACGCAAGACACGATGAAAAATTAAAAAACATCTATTCTACTTTAAATAGAATGGAAAAGCAGTTAAAAGATTTAAATGGCTCTGTTGGTAGGCATGAAATAAACATAGCTAAGATGCAAGTTTGGGGAGGAGTTGCATTAATAACTTTTCCAGTAATAGTAAACACAATAATGAGGTTAATGTAATGTTAAAAAAGATGATAGCAAATGAATTGTTAGGTAACGAAACGAAAGATGAATTAATTGCAGAATTAAATAAATCTATAGATATACCTATAATTAGCGAAAAAACTGAAAAAGCTATATTGGAAGCACTTTGGAAAATAATTAAAAAAGTTCTGCTTACTAAACTAGGTGTATAGTGGCTAAAGACCCCAGATTAAAAAGATTTAACCTAAAGGGTTATAATAAACCAAAACGCACCCCTGGGCATAAATCTAAGTCCCATATGGTTCTTGCTAGATCTGGTGGTAAAACTAAATTAATTAGATTCGGTCAACAAGGCTCAAAAACTGCGGGGAAACCAAAACAAGGTGAATCAGCAAGAATGAAAGCTAAAAGAAGATCATTTAAAGCCAGACATAGAAGGAACATTAAAAGAGGTAAAATGTCTGCTGCTTATTGGTCAAATAGGGTGAAATGGTAATGGCTAAAAAAGTTAGTTGGTTATACGGCAAGAAAAGATACTATGGTACTTTGATAAGAGAAACTAAGAAGTTTAAGTTCGCCCGGACTTCAAATGGTAAAATAAAAAAAATAAAAAAGAGAGGTAAATGATGCCCAAAGGAAAAGGAACATACGGATCAAAAGTTGGAAGACCTAAAAAGAAAAAGAAAAAAATGGTAAAGAAAAAAAAGAAATGATTTACCAATTGCAAATGCTAGCCCTTATTAAAGGAACATTAGAAGAAATGGGTGAGAAGTATTATTCTCATGAAGCTATGATGTTGATATATAATACAGGGCTAGTTGAATCAAGGTATAAATATTTGATGCAGAAGGGTGGAACGAATATCGCTAGAGGGTTTTTTCAATGCGAGCCTTGGGTTGCAGTTTCCGTCTGTAAAGATTATTTACAATACAGAGAACCCTTAATGAAAAAAGTTGCAGAAGTTTGTTATTTAGATTGGAAATATTTTATTGATCCTGTAAGTGACGATTGGAAAAAAATCTTAACAACCAATATTACTGCTCAAATAGTTTTTTGTAGATTGCATTACTGGAGAGTTCCGAAGAAACTTCCTAAAACAATAGATGAACAAGCTGCTTATTGGAAAAAATGGTATAATACAGAAAAAGGCGCTGGTACTATTAAACATTTCAAGGACATCGTTAATGATTGAAAAAGATAATATAACAAAATTTTATAAAAATGAAAAAGGTTCACTAATGGGATGCCCTCAATGTTTATCCCCTAATCTAGTAAAATTCGGTGTTCAATCTTTTATAGGAAGAGAAGATAAGCAGAAGTATAAATGTAAAGAATGTTCAGTAGTTACACATAATTTAGTAGAACTAAAAGATGGAAATTCTTTTGAAGTTCCTGACTTGAAACCCGAACCTGAAATGTCTGTTGATGATATTATCAAATACAGAGTAAAAAAGTTTAAGATTAAAAATAACGTGCAGGAATATTATAATTTAACTCATGTTAATATAAAAATAGATGGTGTTATAGGTATATGTCATTTTGGTGACCCTCATGTTGATGATGATGGTACGGACTTAGGTGAATTGTTCGGGATATGTGATGTAATTAAAAACACAGAAGGAATGTTTGCTGGAAATCTTGGAGACATACAAAACAACTGGGTTGGTAGACTAGCTGCTCTTTATAGTCAACAAAGTACAACTGCAAAAGAATCTTGGAAACTAACAGAATATTTTTTAAATAAACTTCCTTGGTTATATTTAGTAGGAGGAAATCATGATGTATGGTCAGGAGATGGTGATCCTATAGAGTTTATTATGAGAGGTAATACTAGAACAACCTATGCAAACCATGGAGTAAGACTTAATTTAAACTTTCCAAATAAATCATCTATAAGAGTTAATGCTAGACATACTTTTAAGGGGAACTCAATGTGGAACTCCGCTCATGGTGTTAGTAAAGCTATTCAAATGGGATGGAGAGATCATATAGTGACAGCTGGTCATACTCATGTAAGTGGTTATCAAGTTTTAAAAGACCCCGCATCGGGGTTAATTTCTCATGCGTTACAGGTTGCATCATTTAAAAGAATGGATGAGTATGCGAATAGGCTAGGTTTAGACGATAAGAATATTTTTAATTGTCCGGTTACGATCATAGACCCAAAATACGCAGATGATGATAATAGAAAAATAACTACAATTTTCAACCCATATGAAGCAGCAGAGTATTTAAAATGGAAAAGGTCACAGAAATAACTACAAAAGAAGATAATGTTAATGCTTTTGACGTTCTTATGAAGTGTAAAGAATTCGCTAGTCAAATAGATATATCAAATATTATTTTAGATTCTACTTGTATTGACGAAAAAGAAATGCTAATAAGTTTGATAGAATCATTAAGAGATTTAGAATTAGAAATTATAGAAATACAACCGAATTTTACTATTGAGGCTGAAGCATGAGTACATACCAAGAAACTTATTGTAATATTACATCAGATTTGTTGTTTATTGATCCAAATTTAAGCGAATATGATGGTAAAAGGGTGTTGGCTAGTAGTTGGTCAACCTCAGGAGTTTCTCATCTATTTTACTTATATAATACTGGAGATTGTAGTGGTCAAGTTTATAAAGATGGAAAAGAATTAACATCAACGACAAGTCAACCAAGTTCAAATGATGAATATAGATACACCGCAAGTACAGACCTATTAGAATATTACTACCAAGGAACTAGCGTTAACACTTTAAATAGTAGTGTGTTTGAATCTTCTAGAGATTGGGTTGAGCTAAAAACTGAAGCGGTAAAAAGAGCCAGTGATTTTGTTCGTTCTGCCCTACCTTTTCCTATATATCCTAATAAAGGAGTTGGCACACAAGATGCGGTTGGTAATGATTACCCTGAGATCATTGTAAGAAGTACAGCTATTATGGCTGTTGAATCCCTTATTAGACCTTATGATGTAGAAAGAGCAGATACAATTAAGTCGCAAGCTATGAACGATGAAGGAACTGGCTATTTAGATATGCTTAGAAAAGGCGAGATGACTTTATATTCTAGTGAGGGCGAATCTAAACATAAAGGAATATTAAGAATAGTATCCGTAAATAATAACACAACCGGTTCAATAGTCGATGTAAGAGGCAGATCTACATATCCATGGGATATTATAAAAATTAAAATAAGCAATGGTGGAACAATAACTGCTGGAACAGCAAATACTACAGTAAAATTTGATTCCTTAGTGGGCAATGAAAATGGATTAAAGTTAGAACCTATGGCAACCGATGAGATTATAGATTGTTACTGGCAGCTCGTGGGACATGATATGTACGTACGTTTTTCTCCTGGTTTATATACTACTAACGACGAATGGGAATTAGAGGTAAGCGGTGAGATTGATCAATCTTTTTCTGCAATAAAAACAGTCAGGACATCGAGATACTAATGCCAACAGATTATACAAACATAATTTACAATGAGATAATAGAGAATCTTGCCAATTTAATTAACGGAGAATTTGCTATACCTGTTTATTATGATGAACATAAAGGTAACCAATCTTTTGTATTTAGGCCTCAATCGGATAATTTAGTAACTAAGTTATCAGTGGGCTCGCAAAGGGAATATGAAATTTTGATAAGTTATCAATTAAAAATTGGCGGTCAATACACTAAAAACAATTTAAATCAGGTAAGTCAAATAATGGAAAGAATGAAAAGGCTTATACATAATAATTCATCTTACTCAAACGGATCAGAATGGTTCGATGCTAACTTATCATCCATTGAGTACGAAGTGGATGAAGATGACGCTTCTTTGAATAGAGGCATAGCTACTTTTAATTGTCAGAACATAGAGGTTATATAATGAAAATAAAAGCAAAATTAAATAAATTTCATAGAGTAAATCCTAATGGGGTTCTTTGTGACGTTGCTTCACTTAATAAACTCAGGAATGGTGAAGCTGTTGAAATACCTGAAGATGCTGGAAGCGAGTTAATCGATATGGGATTCGCAGAAATAGCAAAAATAAAAAAACAAAATAAGGAGGCTAAATAATGGCTGATTCAAGAGTACTCCCTGTAAGTAGTGTTGTATATGGTTTAAAAGCCGAAACATCTTTTGGGGTAGGTTTAGACAGTGATGGAAATGACGGAACTGCGTATTTAACACAACCGGTTGTTCAAGCTCAAAAACCAACATTCAATATAAATAGAGAATCTAGACTTTTAAGTGGGAGAGGAAGTGTCAAAAACGCTGCTGATACAGTTGTAAATTTAAGAGGCGGTACAGTAACAATGCCTTTTGATATGCTTGCTACACCTACAACAATGGCTCAACATTTAGTTTTGGTTGGACAAGAGTCTGGTTATAGTTCTGGTGTTCATGAAACTGAATTTGACGGTTCTAGTAATTTAAATTCTTTAGGTGGAACTATTTCAAGCGCTATGCCTCATAGTGTTAACCTTGCTTACTATCCTGCTGCAGGAGAAGGTATCAAGGTCTGTGGTGTAGTATGTTCTGACTTAACAATTACGGGTGATGTAGGAGCAAATAACGGGCTCGTAAGCATAAGCGGTAATTATTTCAGTGGTTTTAGTAACCCCGTATCAACTTCAACAGCCTTAGAACAGACTTTTGATGGAACTTGGGTAGCTGCAGAAAGTACATATTTCAATGTTCTAGATGCCGATGTAAGAACATTAGATGTCGAAGGAAATGCAACTCAGACTTTTATAATGAAGTCTTTCACTTTTAATGTTTCTAATGGTGTTAATAGAATAGGTTTTGATACCAACGGTAACGGAGAGGTCTATGCTTTTCCTGAATATGCAATTACTGGTAGCTTGACAATAAAGTATGATGATGAGTTTGATTATGGCGCTGATAATAATGTTATACAGGATTTTCTAAGTGGAAATACAATGAGTATAGCAATAAAAATAGGTGATGGTACTATAAGTTCTGAAGGTGAATTGAATATACTTGCTGAAATACAATATACTGGTGATCCAGGTCAGGATTTAAGCGAATCAGGTGTTTTTCATACGCTAGAATTTGAGTGCGTTCAAAATGGTTCTACTGAAGCTCTTAAAGTTTCTACATATAAAAATGCTGCTTTAACTACATTCTAAATATAAAAGGGGAGAAAATAATGACGGTTGAAACACCACATGGTGAGTTTATTGTAAGTGATATTACAAGAAAGCAAAGAAGAGATAATTACAAAAAAGTGAAAAGGGTTTTTGCTAGTCAAGATGTAGAACAACTGCACGATTTAGCAGACGAATTTTCTTTAATTGCTTTTGGTAATGAAGAAAAAGCTGAAAAAGAATTAAAGGGTCTTTCAGCATTACAAGAAGATGAAGTTTTAACTGCTATTATAGTCGCATATATGGGTATGCAACAGGGAAACGATACTGGCGATTGAGATGTGCTGTCTGGTTTATGCAATTAGGATTTCCAGATAATGATTATAAATTACCTTATAAAGCTCGATCGCCTGTTACTGGAAAAAAAATTTACTTTGAAAGTATTAAAGAAGTAGAGAGTGAAATAAAAAATGTATTGGGGCAAAAAAGCACTTCTAAATTTGGTATCGGTCAAACCCTTTATTATGAAATGCCTTTTTTTACAAACCCAATTACTCATATTAAACAATGGTGTTGGGATATGATAGAGGATTATAAAATATCAACAACATACAATGTTCCTATCGGTAAAGATTTAGATTCTATTATAACAGATAGAATAGACTGTTTTTCTATTATTGAAGAAGAGATAAATAAAATAAATAAACATAGGTCAGAACAAGATGGCTAAAAATTTAATATTAAAAGTTTCAGAAAAAGGTGCTAAAAAAACCGCTTCAGCTCTTAAAAGCGTAGGAGGTGCAGTATCAGATATAGGTAAAAAAGCAGGTATTGCAACTGCAGGTATAGGTTTATTATCAACTAAACTAGCGGGTGATTTCCAAAAAAACCTTTTTGAAGTCGGTACATTAATGAAAGATTTTAATAATGTACAATTAAAACAAATGAGTAAAGAATTAAGGAACGTAGCAAGTTCTTCAGGGTTAGCGCTTAGTTCTATAAGCAAAGCAAAATATGATATAGTTTCGGCTGGGTTTAGTAATGCTGCAGATTCCGCAGAGGTTTTAAAGGCTTCAGCAGAATTAGCAGTTGGTGGTGTAACAAGTGCAGCAGAGGCTGCAGACCTGCTTACAACTTCACTTAACGCTATGGGCTTAGAAGCTGGGGATGTTACTAGGGTCTCAGATGAACTATTTACAACAGTCAGGCTTGGTAAAACTACGATGGGTGAACTATCTAGCACTCTCGGTCAATTATTGCCTTTTGCCAGTTCTGCTGGTTTAGAATTATCTGGTGTTGGTGCAGCGATGGCAACTCTTACAGCTTCAGGTATTTCAACCGCTCAAGCAACTACAAGTTTAAGATCCGCGATACAATCTTTACAAAGTCCTACGGATACATCTAAAACACTCATGAGGGATATGGGTATAGAAATAAAAAGATTTGATGATGGAAGTTTTGACTTAGTGAATACAATAAAACAATTTGATGGCCTAGACCCTGACACTATGAAAAAATTAATTCCTAGAATTGAGGGTATTTTAGCGATACAAACTATGTCTCAAAATTTTAAAACTTTACAAAGTAATGTAGATGAGTTCTCTAATACAAGCGGTGCTGCCAATAAAGCCTTTGAACAGATGGCTGGTGCATTTAATACGCAGATGTCAAAGCTTAAAAATAATGTTCAAAATTTAATGATAACTATTGGCGATGCTATTATCGAAGAGATACAACCTTTTATAGAAGAAGCCAATGAAGAATTATCGGAGCTAGGCCAAATAGGTTTTGATCAAATCGCTCAATCAATAGGAAATAATTTAGAATTAATTTTTGAATCTTTTAATGGGGTTATTGGTTTATTCTTAGATAGTATGTCTAATAAAGTTGCTTTGGCAGGTATGTTTATTAAAAAAGAACTTGCTGAAATACTTCCTAACTTTATAAGTGGCGCAGATGATTTAAATGAAGAATATAAAGCTATGTCTGAAAAATTTGCACAAGAAAATGCTATGAATTTTCAAATAATGAAAGACCAATTAGCATTTACTTATGAAGAAATAAAGCGAGATGCAAAAGATTTAGCGAAATCTGAAGAACAAATTATGGCAGATTCAAATGATATTAAAAGCGAATTAAGAACTGCTGATTCTGAAAACATATTGGCTAAAGTAGAACTAGATAACGCAAACAAACTTGCAGGCATAGAAAAAGAAAAGGAATTTTTATCTGTTTTCGGTTTAGCTCAGAAACAAGCATATGATAAGATAACAGAAAGGGAAAATGAATTAATTTTATTAGGAGTTTCAAAAACTGATGCCGAAAGAGAAGGGACGAAAATGAGGTTGCAATTTATGTCTCAAGAAGTTTCATCTAAGACAACCCAAGCTTCATCTTTTTTAGGTTTAGCAAAACAAGCTTCAGGTCAAAATAAGAAAAACGCTTTACAAACTAAAGGGTTGGCAAAAGCGGAAGCATATGTGAAAGCATTTGAAGCTGCTAATAAAACATTCGCTCAGTTTGGAGGTTTCCCAGCAGGTGTAGTTCCCGCAGGTTTAGCTTTGGCGATAGGTTTAGAGAACGTAAAAGCTATTGATTCTCAAAAATTTGCATCAGGTGGTATTGTTCAAGGCTCAAACACAGGTCAGGGAGATACAGTCCCAGCGATGCTTACCCCTGGGGAATTAATATTAAACCAGTCTCAGCAAGATAATTTAGCAAATCAAGTTGGTGGTCTCACGATTAACTTTTCTGGACCAGTAACTAATGATGACTACGTTCGGGATTTTATCATACCTCAAATTGATAAGGTTGTAAGAGGTAACTTAGCGTAATGGCTTTAACGTTACCAGATAGTTTTAAAAATAATTCTATAAAGCAAAATTGGCTTTTTCAATTATATTACGACAATGAAAGCGCTTTTACAGGCTTATCTTTTTACGATGCGGAAATAAGTAGCAATCAATATTATGGTGCGGTGTTAAATAAACCAAGCATAAGAGAATCAATTGATATTGAAAAAAGCATTTCTTCAACTGGAAATATTTCCTTGTCTGTTGCTAATTTTAACTTTCTAGGCTCAAATTTTAGTTCAGCCTTATATGGTGTTAATAAATACATAAACCGAGCTTTTAAGGTATATATACAGCCTAACGACGCCACTACAATAGGTGATTGCCTTTTAATATATAGCGGAAAACTTGTTTCAGCTTCTCACAATGTAGATTCTATAAGATTACAGATAGAAGCAAAAAGACCTTGGGACAATATAGAAGTTCCTACTGTAAAAACAGATAAGAACAATTATTATCCGATAGCATATGGAGATTATAGACCTAATGCGAGCCAAAGTAATGTAAATTCTACAGGATTAACTTTTAATTCAAACGCAGGTATTGATGAATATAGAAAAAGAAAAACGCTATATCCTATACCGATAGAAGAAAGAAGAGGAACAACAATTTTTTCATTAACAGGGGATTGGTCTCAATCAACAAAAGCTTGGCCTCATTATTATGAAAAATCTACCGACACATTTTTACCTATTGCAAATCACGAAAGTACTGCAACGACTATGGATTCTGCAAATGAAACTTACCTAGACGGGAAAGCAGTAAGATTTCATCAAAACTTATTGAAATCATCTTTTTATAAAATGGTAGAACTTACTGAAATAGAAAATAATACCCCTTTTAATTGGGTAAATAATAATAATGCTTTTGATGGAGACTATATTGATACAAGTACCTATACACAATGCACTATCAATGGTGGTTTCATTAACAATAGAAGAGGCTATGTAAAGTATTCTTTCCCCCAATTAACTGGTTTTCCAAATAAATTACAAGTCAATATGGTTATTTCCGGAACAGTCAGCATAAGTGACGTGGGCGGTAATGGCGAGATAAGAGTTCAATTAATTAATAAAAGCTTTGGAGCCGAAGATATTTTAGGGTATTATAAATTAACGAATGCTCAGACCTCAACAAGTGATTTAATAACAGGAAGCGGTGCTGTAGACACCTCTTCAGCTTATTTTTTAACAGATGCGTTTGATAGTGACACCGAATGGTTAGCTTCTGGGAGCGGTTGGGGTGAAGGTTTACAATTTAACCTTAAATGCATTTTACAAAGCGGTGATCTTGATGGGGATTTAGAAGGAAATTTTAGAATTTTTGACGTTGCAGTTCAAGCTGATAACCAATTAGACTTTACGGAGACAACTAAAACAGGAAAACTCGTAGCTTCGAAAGTCTTAGATGATATTGAATATGTTTATTCAGGTGGTGATGGGTTGCCAGACAATGGCTGGAATAGTAGTGCTGCAATAACAACTATAATTGCTGCGCATAGGGATTTACTTCACAGAAATACAAGTTACACTAATTCAAATACACCTGATAATTGGAGTGCGGTTAATAGTGCTAAAGATTGGGCGGTAAGATATTGGATAAACGAACCTGTTGAATTGCTGAAGGTTCTAGAAAAACTGCAATATGAAGGCGGTTTTATTTTTAGATTTAATGGACAAGGTGAGGGAGAGTATATTTTTATACCAGATAGCATAAGCACAGACCATACATTGAGTACGGATGACTTAAACAATATTGAAATATCTTTATTGCCGATGGATAGAATAGTTTCTAGGATGGATATAGAATATGAGAAACATCCGATATCGAATTATGTTTCAAAGGTTATAGCTTCTAATAGTAGTACGATAAGTGATTTATTAATAGGTACAAATGAAAACAAAAAGACTATTAGGTTAGATGCTAATGTTTCAGCGCCTGCAAGTTCACCTTCAAGCAGCCCTAATGATGATTTCTATACTTATTATGATAATATATTAGGCGATCAAAAAATAATCGTTAGTGCTGATGTAGTTTCCCCAAATTTTTATGGTATTGATGTTGGGGACTTTGTAGCTTTTGATACAATGCCAGTTAATCCTTTTAGTAATAGTGATTGGAGTGGTAAAGATTTTATAGTGACAAGCGTATCAAGGCAAGTCGGTAAATTAAAATGCGAATTTAGAGAGGTTTAAATGGCTAAGACTTTTTATTATGATTCAGTAGGTTTATTAGAATCAACAATTAACGATGGTACTTATGCAAATCCGTCTGGTGGAGTATACACATTTTCAGATGCTGCTACTATCACGAATGAAGAAAGAGCTGTTGATCAATCTATTTCTACTGCTATGACATCATTTGCAGTCAACGATGCTCTTCAATTTAATTTGGGTAGTGCAAAGGCTGTTGATTTTATAGGTGTTAATTTTACAGCAGCAGATACTGATAATTTAGAACTTTGGTATGATACTTCAGCTAGTGGAGCATTAGAAGCCAAATCGGTAGCTATGACAGCAAGTTTTCCAGTTGGCTGGACATTTAGCGAATTTACATCAGCAGCCAAACAGTATTGGACTCTAGTTGCAATAAATGGAACTATTACTGGTTTATCCGAAGTTATTATTGGAAGTAAACTAGCCTTTGAAGTTAATCCTGATTTGGGGACTGGTGAAGTTAATGAATTTGGAACTACTATAAATACAAGTATTGGTGGAATAGAATATGCTATAAAAAATCACGAAACAAAAAAGAATATCAGTTTATCTTTTTCAAGTATAAGTGAGACTTTTAAAGAATCCTTACAAAGCATGGAAGAAAGTGTTCAAAATTATAAAAAATTCATTTATTCTGAAAATGGTACAACTGGGCCATTCCATTATGTGAGGCTAGGTAAACCAATAAACTTTAAGGAAGTTTCTTCAACGAGATATTCAGCCAATATATCTTTAAATAAACAACTTTCTTAGTTTTTTCTTAATAAATATTTAGTATATTTCTCCCCTGCAGGCAGAGGCGAATGAGCGATTCACTCCGATGTTCGTTCTAGTATTCACAATATAAAAACGCCTCTGCCGCTCCTATCCTATACAGTTAATTAACCCCTAATATTTTTTAAACAAAGTGTTTTACTTTACACTTTTTTGTATTAATATACCTACGTGAATACTGATTATAAAACAAGGAGAAATCAAATGTTAAATCATATAATAATACAAGCGTTACAAGATTCTGATAACTACAATAACGATGGAACTATTAACTGGAACTTTGTAGAATCAGATTTATGGAACCATAGTGTTGCTAGTCTATATAGTAAAGAAGAGAAAGTTAATGCAATTGAAAATTTTCCAGAATCTCTTATACCGTCAGTTAAAAGAGGCAAGTAATGGATAATTTTAATGAAATGGATTTAGGTTTATTAGATTCTTTGCTAATGGAAAAGCTCGACAATCTAAATAACAAATTAAGTAATGATGTTTTATCTGAATGGCAGGAATCTAAACTTGAAGATGAAAAAAAGAAATTATGGGCTTTAAAAACCAAGTTATTTTCAAACCTTCTTAAAGGAGGTAAGTAATGGATAAAGAGCAAAGAGAGTTACTTATTGGCCTTGTCAGGGCGGAAAGAAGGAGGTTAAATGTTCTTAAATATGAATATGCTTATGATAGTGTGGAACAAGATAAAATATGGAAAGAAATAAGTATATGTAATCGAACTTTAGGATTCTTGGAAGGAGGTAAGTAGTGACTAAACCACCTTATGATTTTAAGTTTCATGCTGAAATCAGATATGAGACTGAAGACTGTTTTAATTTTACAAATGCAAATGGTAACACTATTCCTGAGTTTCAAAAAGATGTTTTAGAGGTCTGTAATAAGTATTCAAAAAGAAGCCCTAAGATAGTAACAATATTAGCTAGGTCTATGTATGACCCTAATCAGATAACTGAAAGAATATATCAGTTTGCTAACACTACTTTCTTTACAGAAAATGAGAGTGTGAAGAACGCTTTAAAACATATAACCAAGGAGGGTAAAAATGCCAGTACCATTTAATCAAAAATTGTCCCAACATACTGAAAAACAATACTTAGAATTAGAGACTAATTATTTAAACCTTTATAATTTTGTTCAGAGTCTTTTGACTATAACAGAAAACAAAGATATTGATTCAGATTCTCAGAGGTTAAGTCATTTTAATGCTTTAACTATTAGAGTAACTGAA